TGAAATGAATCATGGTTGTGACCTTCGCACTCAGCTTTCATTGTTTATGGCGATGTCTGGTGTAGGTAAAAGCCATATTGCACGTTGGATCGGTTTCAATGCTGCCTATATGAGTGGTCTTGATGTACTACATTTTCAGCTTGAAGGTTCTGCTTCTGAAATTATGGATTCATATTCTGCTATGTTGACCAAATCTTCCACTTATGAATATGAGAAGGGAAGAATCAACAATCATACATTGGAACAGTTGAAAGTCCAATTGGAAACATATAAAGGGACGCTTAAAGTTAAAGCTTATCCTAAGTTCGGCAAGGAAATCTCTACTCAGGATTTGATGAATGAATGTGATAAGTATAAGGAAAAGTTCGGCAAATACCCTGATGTAATTATAGTAGATTCATTGGACTTGTTGACTGACGCTTCAGGAAAGAACTGGGATTCAAAGGCACTTAGACATAAACGCATTGCCACTGCTCAGGATTTGAAGGATTTGGCGGCTGCTTGTAGTGCTTGGTGTGTTGCAACGTATCAGGCTACGATTGAACAGCCTGATTGGGTAAATGATGAAAAGAATGTGCTGACAGCATTTCACGCATCGGAAAGCAAGGGAATTCAGCGTCCATGCACTCATGTCATTACATTGAATCAGAGCAGAAGAGAGTATCGTGAAAACATCATGAGAATTTATGCTGACAAGTTCAGATTCTGCAAAAAGAGTGAACCTTTCAGAATCGTGACTGACTATGAACATGAAATATTCTATAGTCGTGAAAGAACATTGAACTTGCCTACAGATTGATGTATGGCTTGATGAAAGCAGCGTAATTTAACACACGCTTTATTATGAATTTGACCCCCGAACTACGACATTCAATTACAGAAGAGTTGCTGTTCGACTTGAATGGTAAGATGGATGGAGGAAGGAAAAACATATTAGTCCAAAACTGTCCTTTTTGCTCACATGATAATTATAAATATGGTATTTACGTTGGTCAAAATGTCGGAAAGAAACGTTTTGGCATGTCCAACTGCTATCACTGCAACAGACGCTTCAGAACCCTGAAGGAAACTTTGACAGCTCTTGGAAGAGAGGATTTAATACCACAAGAAACGGTTGAACTGGATGAATCTTTTACTGACATTTCTGCCATGTTTGAGGATGAGATAGATGATGAACTGAAGGAAATTGAAATGCCTCGTGGTTATAAGAGATGCTTCAGGAACCAATATCTCAAGTCTCGTGGATGGAACGCCGATGACTTTGAATACTTTCCGGTAGGAACCAATCGTGGCATAGAACGTGAATTCAGCGATTATGTAATACTGGAAGTGATAGATGGAGGAAAGAAGGTCGGCTATGTTGCACGAAGCATTTTGAGTAAGGAAGAAATTGAATCATACAATTCAAGACACCACTTCAAGCTGAGAAGATACAAGAATTCAGATGAAAGTGTCGGAAACGGATTTTCCAAGCTATTGTATAACTACGATGCCATTGAAGCCTACACTACCCAGTCTGTAATATTGTGTGAAGGGCCGTTTGATGTGGTTGGGCTTAACAGAAAACTTGAATTGTATGATAACAAGCATATAGTTCCAATTGCCACTTTCGGCAAGAAAATAAGCCAGGAACAGATGTTCAAGCTTCAGAAAAAGGGTGTTGAACAGATTGTGATTGGATATGACAATGATGCTAAGGAAACGACATCGAGGATAGCTATGGAACTGGAAAAATACTTTGATGTTCTGATAGCCGACATTCCTGATGGTGTTGGCAAGGATTGGGATGAAATGGATGTGGAAGATATATATGATGTCTTTGCGTTCAATCTGAAAACTATACGTGAATTTAATCTTGGATGAACATGGATGAACAGATAACATTGAAAGAATGGCTCGACAACCATAACTTGACATACTCGCTCAGAAAGGACGTGCTTGTAATTGCAGGGTTCGGGCGATTTCTTATCCAAGAGGATTATGAGCATATCTTTAAGCAAACGAAGGATGGAGGTGCTGTATTCAATTCGATGGAAAATCCGTCTTACTTGATTGCTGACGATATTTTCTATATAACTTTCCCATTTGGCAACAGATGGTATTATGTTGACGTAAGAAAGAGCGGAACAGACCAACAGTTCCAGGTTTTGAGACATATAGGCGATTCTCCGAAGTTCAAGCATGAATGCGAGTTCTATCCTTTGGGAATTCATTCAGGTTATGAATTGTTGAACGGAAGCGGTCTGTTGAAAGATTGGTGCCAAAAGGCTAGATTCCTTGGCTATAAGGGGATTTCAGTTGCAGACAAGAATACGATGGCAGCTTCGCTTGACCTTCAGCAATCGGCTACGGACAAGGGGCTGAAGTATTGCTTCGGTTATTCATTGACTATCAGAATTGGAAATGATAGAGTTGGTGCCAAAGTATATGCTGCCACTCAGAAAGGCTTCAGGAACATGCTCAGGATACAAAAGACCATTGCCGTTGATAATGTTGAAACCAAGGAGATTGACATGATAGACCTTCTCAATTTGGCTGAAGGGAATACATTGGTGTTCGATAAGCGTTCAGGGCATTGGTTGGCTGAAAATAAAGGGCAATTGGATGATTTTATCAATGCTTTTGATGGATGGGTATACTTTCAGGTTGATACTACTGAATATCGGGCTGACAGAATTGATTCGGTGGTTCTTCAAAGCATGAAGGCTTATTTTGACAATTTCTATTTGGGAAACTTGGAATATCAGATGAACATACGGCCTATCTTGATTCAGGATGTATATTATCTTGACAAGGAGGACTGGAAGACGAAGATGGTTCTCAATAAGGTTGATACCGGAGCTGCACATGAACAATCCTATGGCCAGTATATGAAAACGATAGATGAGCTTTATGATGAGTTCCGAAAGCTGTTTTCTGAAAGATATGATGACGATGTGTTCTATGATATGTGTGAGGCTACGGCTGATATAATGGAGAATGCTTCGGCTGCTTATGACTTGAGCGTAAATTATATGCCTCAATATCAGATGACAGATGAAGAGCATGTAAAATATGGAACGAATTTGAATATGTTCAATCAGCTTATCGAAGACGGATTTAGAAAACTGGTGCCGGAAGGTAGTGAAGACGAATATCGTAAAAGGGTTGAGTACGAAAAGTATGTTATCTTGAGTACGAATAATCTTGATTATTTTTTAATCCAATACGATACGATAAATTGGGCTAGAAATAATGGCATTTTGACAGGAATAGGTCGTGGTAGTGCCGGCGGAAGTTTGGTTTTGTATTTGTTGGGGATTACTTGCATTGACCCTATACAATACAACCTCATCTTTGAGCGATTCTTGCTTCCTGAACGTGGAGGGTTATCTCCTGCCGATGTAACAAAGATAGCAGACGACATTGAATCTGATAATTATATTGAACTTGAATGTGAAGATGGAGTAGTCAGAAAGTTTGATGTTGATGCGGAATTTTTAGTGAAGCGCAATGGCGAAGAAATGATTTTATATGCAGACGAGCTTCAGATTGGCGATGATATTGTATGGGATAGAAAAGACGAATTATTCACTCTTAAAGCAATGGAGCAATGATGTATTTTTTCTTTTTTGAAATTTGGAAAGATATTGAAGGTTATGGCGGTGCTTATCGAATAAGCAGTGAAGGGAATGTCTTTACCTTAAAGGGGAACAGGCGTCTCAAAGTTCATAAACATCGCAAGCTTCATTATGTGTATTTGTGCAAAGATGGAGTTGTAAAAATATTTTGCATTGAACATTTGCTCAAGCAATATTTTTCTGAGCTATATCCAACGCAAAAGAAAAAGGTTGAAGATTTGCCAGGAGAAATTTGGAAAGATATTCGTGGTCTTGAGGGAAAATATCAATGTAGCAATAAAGGTAGAGTAAAAACTCTTGAACGGGATTATTGGACTGGGGTTAGCGGAACTTGTTTGAGACATATCGAAGAAGCTATTTTGAAGCAAGAAGTAACTAGGAGAGGTTATCTTCGTGTCAATTTAGGGCTTGGCTGTACGGAAAAGAAATGCAAGAAATCCGTTCATGGTTTGGTGGCGAGGACTTTCCATGACAATTATGATATGAGTTTAGTGATTAACCATATAGATGGCGTTAAGACTAATAATTGCGTAGAAAATCTAGAATTAATAACACAAAAGGAAAATGCCCATCATGCTATTCGCATAGGTCTTAAAAGGGCTGATGGAGAAGATAATGCAATGTCTATTCTAACCAACCGTCAAGCAAGGGAGATTAGACTTGCATACATTGCAGGAGCGAGTTACAAAGAACTCATTGCTCATTTCAATGTCGGTGTTCATGTTATTCGTCGCATAATTAAAAACTTTACTTACAAAGATGAAAATTACCAATATAAAAATGGTCAAGGGTCATATATCCAAAGTACATGATTGTGAAGTAGCTCAAGGCTATCTGTTGACCTCTCATGCCTCATTTCCCGATGTGGATCAAGATTTTGACGCAGAAAGACGTGATGAAGTGAAACATTATTTGGAGAAGCGATATGACCGTGCAGAACAATCCAGAGTGTTTTCGGCGG